CTTAAATTTGTACCAGCGATACCTCCCTTTATCCCAGCTTTACTAAGTACAGCCAACATAGCAGAGGCCTCCTCTATACTTACTCCAGCAGCTTTCGCGTTAGGCGCGACGTGCTTCATAGACTCTGCAAAGTTTTCGATATCTAGAGCTGAACTACTAAACGCAGCCGCCATGACATCAGTAACCCGTCCAGTTTCTGAAGCCTTTAATCCGAATCCTCCCAAAGTAGCAGCCGCCACTTCAGCTGCATTCGCTAAGTCTGTACCTGTAGCCTGAGCTAGATTAAGAGTCGCCTCTGTAGCTTCCCTTATTTGCAAAGAGGTAAATCCTATCTTTCCATACTCGAGCATTAGATTTGCCACCTCTGAAGCTGTGAACACTGTGGTACGTCCTAGCTTTTTGGCTGTATCTTCTAGAGCTTTGAACTCCGCCCCTGTGGCTCCGCTTATCGCTTTCACTTTAGCCATAGAAGCCTCAAATCCTACCGCAATCTTTAAAGAGGCAGCCCCTACTGCTAGAAGAGGAAGCGTGACGGATCTGCTCATAGACCGACCTAACTTCTTAAAGTTGTTGGTCATAGAGCGCATATTTCTCTGCACCTTACCGAGCTTCTTATTTAGATCTCTAGTATCTGCTCCTATCCGTACTACTAAATCTCCTAGCTTTCCCATCTCACTTCTTTTCTTTGGCTAGAGCTTTAAACATATCCCAACCTTTGTTATCCTCCGCTGCTTTCTCCTGGACTTTCTCCCAGGGGAATACAGTTAAATCTTTAGGAGTAATTTTGCTCCCTTTCTTTACGTGTACATTTAGAAGTAAAGCAGTTTGCCACCTGGTGCGCTCCCAGTTGGACCGCTCCTGTAGCTCCTCGCCCTCTCTTTTTCCATGCACCGCATTTCCAAACTCTTTAAAAGTAAGTGAGTAGAGGGATATAGGACTGAGCCCCAATAAGCCCAGCCCTAACTCCTCTATCCTATCCCAACTCAAGGGATCACCACTCCCTACTTTTTTTTTCCATCATCCGTAGTACTTCCCATCGCTTCCTCCATGACTTTGATTAACTGCGGTAAGTCTTGTACCGTAATCAATCCTAGCCACTCCTCCACCTCCATACTAAACTCCATCTTTTGAGCTAGGCAGCCATCTACTACAAAGTAGTAAATGAGCTCAGGAATGAGTGTGATATCCGAGGCGTCTACCTCTACCACTTTCACTCCTGTTTCTTTCTCAAATTTTCTCCAGGCTCTCATTGTAGCCTTTACTGGATAGCTTTTATTATCGAGTGTGATAGTCATGCTATGAAATTGCTGCGTATAATACAGTACCAACGGCCTCCAAGGTTACGCTGTATGTAGCTGTGTCCTCCACCCCTCCAGAAAGGTCACAACTTGTAATGTAAGCCTCGAAAGTAAAGGCATGATCTCCTGAGTTTTCAGCAGTAGCCACTCCTATCATTTGAGTAAACTTAGCGTCTAACTTAGTGCCATTTAGCTGCCACCCCATTATATCAGTATATCCAGAGGTGGCATCTGCCTCCTCAAAATATGCTGTAAAACTCACAGTAACCGCTACCCTTCCAGGTAATACGCTTTTTGCTCCTCCATCCTCTTTTACAGATGTGTCCTTCATTTCTGTAGACACACCTATCGAGCAATCCGTTACGTTATCAACCATAACAGGGGTTCCTGTAGCTTCGTCGATGAGCATAATACGTAAGTTGCTCCCATTAATTAATCCTGTTGTTTGTGCCATAACTATTTATTTTTTAGCATTTTTTTTCTACGCTTATCTCCTCCGACTAGTGCAGTAATTAGTAAATCTATCCATCCAAATATTTTAACCGCTGGACTCTCTGACGGTACTAGACTGAAGATAGCTCTAGCTGCTATTAATAAGGCAAATATTATTGTTTGCCAGTGGGTAATGAAAATTTCCATTTATATTGTTTTTATGCGTATTGAGTAATCCTGAATGGATGCCCAAAGTTTACGCGATTCGTTTACGTCCATTTGCTCGTTAGTGTACTGTAGGCCGCTTATCTTAACTCCGTTGTATGTACCTACGGTCCTATCTAAGGCACTTCTAACAGCTACTCCTAAGTCTATTGCTTCGTTGTAGGAATCGTGGAAGCAATACACCTCTAAACTCGCCACATCTACACCTCCAGAATCCTCCTTTACATCGCTAGGAGAATTGCTTAAAATACTGTACACGATATACGGCGCGTCGATATTTGGAGGAGCTAACTCTGGGAAGACATTAGTTCCCACTTCTCCTGATACAGTGCCATCATTTGTGAGGATGTTATATATAGCTTTCCCTACTATCATAACCCCCGTACATATTTAGCGAAGTTCTTTTTTAGTAGTATCTCCTGAAGTTTTAGGCTCCTGTTTTTAGTGGATCGCATCCCTCTAGAAAATACTCCAGAGTTTTGTGTTTTATGCTTACCTCCGAACCTTGGGCCGAAATCTCCCTTCTCTACTATATGAGCAAACCAGCCGTCATCGTACTTCTTAGTTTTACTCCTACTCCCTATGAGCCTAGTTCTTGGACCGCTCATAACTGTATTTTTATTTCTATCTGCTAACCATGAGCCACCAGATCTCCTGAGCTGTCCACTCTTCACCTTAGTGGTGGAGCCTCCTATCCTTACAAAGATGTCTTTGCCTAGATCCTTAACATTAGCTTTTATATAGTTAGCGTATACAGCTCCGACTCTATGTCCAACATCCTTGAGAGCTTTGGAATCTTTACGGCTCCACTGAGCTATCTTATCAATTCTTTTAAAGAGCTTGTCTACTCCTGTAACCGTTACTGTTGCGCTCATGAGTTATCCTTTGATTCGGTTATTACTCTAAGCTGTTCTAACCTCCCTACTTCCTGAACTCCTAACACATCATAGATCTTGCTGTTATAGCTCACTCTATGAGAAGCCTCTAGAATACTCACTATAGAGGAGTAACGTATGTTAAAAATAACACTCTGAAAAGAGAGCACTTGCTCTCCGCTTATTCTCTCACTGGCTGTAGGTTTTCTATCTATAGAAGCCCACACCGTAGCATATCCTGTCCAGGTAACTTCCCTTTCTCCATAGTCGTTAGTGGCAGTTACTGGCTTTTGAAGTGTTATCCTTCTATCTAAAGCTCCTATATTCATTATCTTAAATGTATAAGCCTATAAGGGTTAATAATAGCCTCTATTCCTAGAGGTATCTTTGAGGATGTCGTAGTTATTACCGCTCTCCTGTTTTCGTAGTAGTGAGCCACCAGCATTTTGATGGCGTGTGTTAGTGGTGCATTAATTTGATTGACTACGGTTCCAACTATATTGATAGCATCCATTTTATGCTCTAAAACATTAGAGGGGGGGTTTATAAACTTAACCCTTAACACTCCTTTGTAAAGCCCCCAATAATAATCTGTTTCGTTTGTTAACGCTGTGGTACTCCCCTCCCCGCCTACATGGTAATAGGTAATGCCTCCTACAGTAGTTACTCCATAAGGTATAGTAACGTTTTGTACATACTCCATCGAGTACAGCCATGTATCTGTCTTGAAGTGTAGCCCTGTATAGTCCTGAATAGTCTGAACAGCAGCATCTAGAAGAGCTATAATAGTAGTCTCCTCATCTGTTGCGAGTGTTTCTATACGCAAAAATTCCTTCATATCATCCAGGGAAATTATATCCGTTCCTGTGGGTTGAGCTCCGTATGTAAACTTCATGTGTGAGAGGATTAAAAAAAAAGGGAGTGAGCGGATAAGCCCACCCCCCTTCTTACCTGTTATATATCTACCTAGTCAACGTTAGTAATAGAAGCGAAAGCTCCAGCTTGACGTATATCTACATCGTAGAACTTATTCAAGTGGAGAGCTATTTGAGCTGTTCCAGCGTTAGAATAAGGATCCACTAATAGGTCTAAAGGACCGAAAAACACTAGCACTAAACCTTTAGCCCAATCTCCAAAGATGATATCTCCATGATCTGCTGTACCCTCTGCCAGATTAGGAGTAGCAAAAGTTGGAAATCCATCTACTTTGCCATCCTTCCAAAGAGCATCTATGGAAGCTACTGCTGGAAGATCTCGAGAGATAGCCCATCCAGTTGGGTTCATTACAAATTTACAATTAGCGAAATCTCCTCCAGCTGCTAGTACAGACTTCTCTAGTAAGAATAACTTTGCAGCATCAAGTGTTCCTCCAGCTCCAGCTGTCTGATTAGCTGTGTGAGCTTTAGCTAGTGCTGCTGTATCAATAGTCGTATTTATACCAGCTTGTAACTCTGAAGCTATAAGCGTATCTACTTGACTACCTCCTTGCAAAATTAACTGCTTAGAGAATAACGTCTTGTTCGCCACACGAATAGGACTGAGTGTAATCCCGTCCATTTCTAGTTTAGAGTCAGCACTTCCAGCTACCTCTAAAGCCTCTGTACCTTCAGCCTTAACGCTCACTCGTGGAAATTGTATGTTTCCTGTAGCTCCATGAATAGTAGTAGCTCCTAACTGCTCCACTAATGTGGGAGCTCGAAGAGCCTCTATAACTCCTGGTACGTTTTTAGGAACATAAGCAGAACCATCTCCGCTGTCAGCTTGGAAATCGTCTACAACCCCGCCTCTGAAAAGAGCTTTCTCAGGTATCCCGATTTGGCCAGTCATTTGTAAGCCTCTAGACTGCATCTCTTTATGAGCCTCTTGAGCCCACTCCGCTTCAGCACCTTCTAAGCCTTTACCTAAAGCCACTGTATTAATAGCTCTGCAGAGAGAGAAAGAACGGTTTACTTTGTCCATCTCTTTCGCTTCGCTTACTGAGTTACCAGCAAAACTAGCT